GTAGACTTATGGGCTAAAAAAACAGCCTGTGACTTATTACCGCGTGAGCTGTTACAACGCTTGCAACAGGCCACTAGGTTGTTAGGGTTGTATGCCTCAGACTTATCATCGCTCTTAGATACTGGCACAATATGGTCAACCGTATCTGCCTCAGCATTACAGTAAAAGCAAGTGTGGTTATCTCTAGATAAGACCTGCAACCTAACGGCCTTGTACTTACGCTGAGAGCGTGGGTCACCACGTCTAGTAGCCATTAGTAATGCCCTATCCTTTTATGTCTATCTAAGGCTTTACAAGTATCACCTTTATAAATCCTATGATGAGTAATGTACTTAAGCCCTAAGTCTATCTGTTTATATGGATTAGTCTCAGTCATTTTAAGGAGCTGTGGAATACCAAACGCACTACTCTTAGGATTCTTAGCTTTAGGGTTCCAATTACTTTCTAAACGCCATAGCGTTACTAGGCACCTATAGGCCTTATCATTTAATAGCTTCATATGAGCATAGAGTTTATAGCTCTCTACGTTTGGGTTGTATGCAGTTGCTGTTGTTATATTCATTGTTACTAATGCGCTTACTAGTAAGCATAAGTGTGGCGTTAGCTGATAGCGCTTGGCTGAGCTACGCCTCAGCGGCTCGCCTGCGCGGTACCAGCGTACCAGCGATGTCAAACGAGATGCAATATTAAGCGTAGTCTTGGGCGTGTCTGCACAGTTATTAGTACCTGTGGATAACTCCTGTGGATAACTATTAAGCATCTTTACCCCATCCAGTACCCTTGAATATGGCACCTACTGGGTCATAGATGCGGCGCATATCAAAGCCACAGCACATAGGTATGTTGACATCGTGTATAGAGCGCTGTACCTCAAAGCGTATTGAGCAACTAATACACTCATACTCATACATAGGCATCTATTGTCACCTTATATTGACCATTGTAAAGGTACATAAAGGCAGACCAATACAGACACACAGCACATAAACGCTCAAAGAACCTTGCTTGCTCGTTGCCATAATCGCAAAGCAGAGAAGCTGTCTCAAAAGTTTGTGTGCTTTTATGCCCACACCGTTTACATTTTGTGTTTTGTTGCCCCCAGGGTTTCATTGTGTAGCCTCGCCATAAGTGACTAACAAGCTAACGCTCATTTTGCTACATACCTTGCATTGTAAGACTTTGACGTTAGGCGGCAGGTTATCGGTGACTATGCGCTCAATCTGCTCTGTTATTTTCTTACAGCTGCGACACTCAAAGCGAATACTGTCCATAGATAAACTCGTTTCTCTCGGCCTTTTCTACTTGCCATTTAAGTAGTGAGTCAATAGTTATAAGATAGCCAAAAGAGACGTTAGGCTCAATATTGCAGCTTATATTCCTACCGTACTCTTTTACGGTGTTGATGAGGTCAGATTTAGAGACTATTACCGTTAAATCCTCTAGGACAAAGGCCCAATGCGTAGCCTGAGATACTGATAGGCCTGAAGGCTTAAATCCACGCTCGTTAACGTAGTAGCAAGATGTCTCTATGTATATATTGCCTGTCTCTTTCCAGCGCCTATCGCGTTTGACCTCTACCGTCTCCATAGTAAGGAGCCGGCGTACGGATTCTTCCCCGTCTTGGCCGTAGCGAAGGTCTATATCCCAATCGGATTTAGAGGTAGTCATTACCTGCAATCCTTGCAAAACCATATAATGTTTTCATATGAGTTTTTTTGATAGCCAAACTTATCTAGCTGTGTCACCCTGGCGCATTTGTCGCAGGTCTCTACCTTGTACTCTGCGACCATTTCACCATCTATAAAGAGCTTGCCCGTCATAGCTTTAAGGTTGATTAACTCCATTTGGCTACTCATACCTGAGGCGCCCAACCTGTAGAAGTTTGCATATACCAAACTGGCTCACATTGAGTAGCTTTACTCTTTTCTGTGCAGCTGTAATTGCCCCATTTTTTATTTGTCTTGGTAGAGAATCCTTCACGCCAAACACGGGCGCCGTGGATGCACTCAGGCTTAGCCTGTAGGTAAATCCCGCCTAGCTCGTTTTTAACTGCCTCGATGGTCTGTGCCACAGGCGTAGTAGCCCATAAATCCTCGCTTACAGGTGCTACGTCTTTAGTGCTAAGAGCTTCTACCTTTTCCATATCCTGTTTAGTACTACGAGCTATACCGCCAGGTGTGAGTAAACCAATCACACGGCCATAAGCTGAGGTAACTGCGTTTTCTACCCAAAAATGCAGATTTACGCCTCGGTCACTACGTGCCTCATAGGCAAAATCAACAGCGCTAGGTTTTTCATCTTCATAGTTTTTATAGGCTTCAGCTTTTACTAAAATATAACCTTTTGTTATATCTATGTCCTCAATATATGCCACTAGCCTTAGGCTGGGGTATTCGCTACGCGCTCTGATAATTCTGGCGTTGACATCCTCGTATCCTTCAAGAAAGTTACTCACTTAGCGGCCTCGCTCTCGCGTAGTGCCTTAGCGATGTTACGGCCACGTAGGTAACCTTCACCCAGGCCTACTTTATAGCCCATCTCATAAGCTGCATAGATAAATAAGCCCATAAACAGGCAAACCATACCAACTACTATTAAATCTAAACTGTTCATCTTTCGCCCTTTGTTAAGGCCGATGAGCTACCTATCCGGGTAGCCCTCCCGGCGTGTGTAGTTAAAGTATGAACCTACCCACCGACAAAAGGCAACGCGACACGCCCTACTTAGATAATCTGTCCTCTAGCAACATTTCATAGATTTTATCCACGCGTAACTCAATACGCTCAACGCGCCCTACTAGGTTATGCCCGCCGTTGCCGTCAGGCTTAAGCTCGGATAGGTAGTACTTAACAAGATGGCGCACAAGCCCAGCCATAAGCCCTGAAAGCGTAGCAATCCCCAACGCTACCGCTATATATGCCTGGGCCTGCGACATCCTACTTAGCCCCTACGCCTAATTGCTTCTCATTAGGTGCAATGGCTTTAAGTACTGGCCCAATAAGCCCAGCTAGAAAAGCATTAGCTAGTACTTTAGGGTCTGAAATCCCGCTGAGGTACAGCGCACCCACGCACGATAGAGCCGCACGTAAATAGGACAAGGCCGCGGCCTTAAATTGCTCTTTCATTTATTAGCTCGATTCTGCCCTTAGTTGATTTGTTTAAGTACGCCCACAGTATTAGTACCTGAGGCCGTAACGCCATAAAGGCTTTCGTGGTCACCTACCAAAAGCTGCATTTTATCGCCATTATCTAGCTTGTAGCCGTTGCTCGTTGTTACTCCACTATCGCCTAAATAAACAATGCCACCGCCTGAGTTATGTAGCCATACGGTTTGGTCAAAGCCTGTTGAGGCTACTAATACTGTAGCTGTTGTACCTACGCTTACCTGTGCGCTAGTTGGCATTTTCTATTCCTAACTTAGTAATTAAAGCCCTGACCTTTTCAGGGCTTAAAGCTATCTCAAAGTGCATTTCATCTTTTCTAGTCCAATCCCCGCCCCAGGTTAGCCCGTACTTTTTAGCTAAGGCTCTAATCATCGGTACCTTAGCTGCATCGAACGTGCCTACCTTGCCTAAAGGGTGTTTAGTTGCGTTCAGGTCTATAGCTGTGCCGCTAGCGTGGTTACTTAGCTTGCCTACTACACCTCTTACGTCTCTGTAGGCATAGCCCCAATCGTCAAAGGTGCCACCCTCTATAGGCTCTATTAACTCGTTAAACTCTTTAGCAAAGTTAATAAGCAAAGGCGCTACCTTTTCAGCGCAGCGGATTTTAAGGCTTGTCCCCTCAACCTTAAAAGGCTTTACGCCTATCTCAGCCTGCTCTTTAGATGCTGGCCAGCCGTTGTAGCTAGTCTGCATAGGCCACTTTCTTAGTCAAGTGTTCCACTATGAAAGCAGCAACTTTGCTTCATCGGCAGTTATGCCTAATTTGGCTAGTAATGCTGCTTTGTCTGCTGCTTCTTTCGCTTTTAGTTCATCTTCAATAACCTTAGCAGCAGCAGCATCCGCAGCATCTTTAGCGTGTTGCGCATACTCGGCTTCTGTGTATTCGCGCTTTTCATTGCCATCTTGGTGATATAACTTTTCTGTTGTCATTAGTGATTCTCCTTATGAGTTCTGATAGCCGTAAACGCGGTAAGTGCCTGTAACTGTTCCTGTACCTGATATAAAAGTCAGAGAGTCATATTGAGTTCCAGTATTAGCAAAAACTCCTAGAGTTACTAAACCCGAACCGCTTCCGCTAACTCCCGATAAGTTCATTGTAGTCGAAACTGCTAATTGCGGCCGTATAATATCGAATGTAAATGTTGTTCTGGCTTGTGTTCCGTTATCAATCGTATCTAACCCCCACGATGTTAAGCCATTCATTGTTGTTGTAGTTGGTACTCCGTTGTATCCAATCCATTGCCTGCCGCCAAAGTAAATAGCGCCCGTATCATCTGTGCCAGATGCTCTCATACGCATACTCAATACAGTAGTAGCAGTACCTGAATCCAGAGTAAGAATCACTTTGTAATTTTCATAAGTTGAAGTAAAAGTGCTGTTAGGCAGAGAAGCGCTAGTTACTGCACTAAAAGTAGTTTTAGATATAAAAGTTAATCCACTAGCGGACACTGCTGGCGTAGCCCATTTCAAGCCTGTAGAGGCGGTACTATCCGCCACAAGTGTTTGGCCGTTTGTGCCAACTGCTAGGCGGTCAAAAGTATCTGCAGCTGTTCCAGCAATTAAATCGCCTTTAGCATCTATAGCTGTAGCCATTGAGTTAGTAACGGTTACGGTGCCGCTTGTGCCACCGCCGCTAATACCTATGCCAGCTGTAACGCCTTCAATATCACCTGTAGCACCTGAGGCTACCCACGCTGCACCGTCATAATACCAAAGGCCGTTAGTGTCTTTAGTAAAAGCAAACTGCCCTTCTTGTGGTGAGGTAATAGCTGCATCTCTAGCAGCCGTAGATGCAAAGACGTTAATACCTTGCATTAGGTAGCCGTTAGTGTCAGCTGCCGTAAGTACCTCGCCAGTAGTAAAGGTCTTAAAACCTAATCCAGCTGCCATAGTCCTATCTCCTTAATAACTTAATACGCCGCTGTCAAGCAAACCGTATATGGATGAGTCTAATATAAAGCCGTCAATAATTGGCTCTAAAGTGGTGAGTGTTGTTTTCCAACTGTTAGGCGTAATGCTTTGAGCTACGCCAAACACCTGCAAAGTCTTAGTAAGGGTTGAGCCCCCAGGTTGGTTAGTTGTAATAGTTACCGGGTCAAAGTAATCCAGGTCTAGCGCTGCGATAATGCCCGTATTGTAATTATCGGTATAGAGGTCTAACTGAATCGCATCGCATCGGATACTAGTCTCAGCTCTAGATGCTACATAAGCTTGAGCATAATCAAGGGCCACGGCATCTGTCTCCATTAGCAGGTTTTGCTGGTTGTAACTATGCACAAAGTACTTATCTATGCTCGCTGGGTTTGTAGCTACCTGGGCCGTGCCACCTGTACGGGTAATGCTGGCTGAGTTGTAAACTAGGGTATCGTCAAGGCGCCACACCGCATTAAAGTAACTAATATCTGAGCCGTTATCGTTAAACACCACAGGCGCAAGGCCAGTACTGCCAGCTGTAACGTCTCTATCTTGAAAGACAAACGAGCCAGCGGCATCTACATACAAAGCGCCATACTCGCTAGTTTCTACGGTCTGCATAGCTGCAAGGCTTGTGCGGGCTGTGCCTGGGTCTGCTTGCATTGTGGTTAGCCCTGCATCTACGTCACGCATAGAGGCAGGCCAGTCAATAGCATCTAACAAGGCGTTAATTCTTGCACCGCTGAGCTGACCCGCTGAGGTACCTGCCACAGTACTTACTTGTGCATTTTGGGCGAGCCTAAAAGCATCTACAGCTGTAATAGTGGTATAAACCACATCATTAGCATTTTTAGGCGTAGTAGTTGTATAGCTAGTAATAAAGCCAGCAAAGATAGGGTAAGTAGTTGCCCCGTATGTAGCTGTAATTTGTACTTTGCGCATAGGGGTCAAAAGCTGAAAGTAGGGGCTTGCTGGGTTTTGGGGGTTGAACGCGCCCACCTGGTCAACAATACGCATAGTTAGCGTACCTGTTTGGAATTGGTCAGCCTGAGGATTACGCCCGCGCTTTGTCTCAATACTATCTACTACGTCAGACACGTCTACAATAACGCTAGCTGCATCTGCCAAAATATTTGTGCCTAATATGCCACTATCTAAAATCATAGCCTGAGCAAAGCTAGGCCCAGTACTAAAGTTAATAACAGCGTGAATTACGGGTACGGTCATATTGCGCCAGCAAAGTTAAGGTTATTGCCAAACCTATTGTTTTCTTGTACGGCTGTTTGTACCACCTCAATAAGTCCGCTTGTCTTATCTATAATCTCTACGGTCACAGTTGAGCCTGAGCCATAGCCCGCGCCTCTGTTCATATCGGCGCTATAACCGCCAAAATCTCCTAATTTTCTCTGAAACTCAATAAGTGATAAATAGGCCGCGTAGTTTTCTTGCTCTTGTAATATAGCAAAAGCTGTAGCACGCTCGGTTGCAGCATCGGCATACTCTATAACTGCATCTATAGAGGTATTAGGGTCAAAAACTACAGGTGCTACATAATCGCCTTCAGGGATGCCTGATTTTGCTCTAGTGCTAGGAGTTGCGCCAGCCTGTGCCAAAAGCCTCAGCATTTCGCGTATCTTGTCTAAAGCCATATTAAGGTTTTCTTGGTCTATAAGCTCTTTAGGTTTGAGACTATCCAAAACTGTCTTAATACCTAACAAGGTAAAGTTTTGGCTTTGCAAGGTACCTAAGATTTTTAAGTCCTCATTAAGTTGTTTGGTAGCGCGTTCAATACGAGCTACATCTTTAGAGGCTATCGCATCTTCAAGCTCATTTATAGATTGCTTAACCTTTAAGCGCTGTATATCGTTGGCAATAGATAGTACTTGAGCAGCGCTCTCAGCTTTGCCTAAAGCCTCAGCCTGGCCAATTAGAGCTGCGTTAATTTGGATTTTATCCATATCAAAAACGTCTGCACCCTTACCTAAAGCTAACTGGCCTGCAGCTATTGCCTTGTCTAATTTAGCCTGCTCTTTCTTGGCTTTTGTAGTTGCTAAGGCCGCCGCAGCTTGAGTTTTAGCTAGCTTGGCTAGCTCTTTATTACGCTTGATTGCCTCAAGCTCTGCTTTCTTTCTAGCTGCCGCATCTGATACGCCGGTAGCTTGATTAGCTAAAGTCATAGGCTGGCTAAAAGGTTGTGGCCCCTTAATTTCTTTTAGTAATTCAGCTGCTCGTTGTGGGCTAAATCTGCCTAATACGTTGCCAACTAAACCAAAAGCGCCTTTAACTATGCCTGCCCCTGGGATAGTTGCTATCTGCTCTTTGAGATAAACAACGCTATCTATAAAGTTAGCTAAAGATTTAGCCGCATTTTCTATATCTGTGCCTAAGTTTGCTATACCGTCATTACCACCCACAGAGGTAATTGCATTAACTAAACTTTCTCCAATAATTTCTTTAGCTTTATTAGCCGTCTCACTTAGTATTGCTAATTGGCCAGTATATGTAGCAGCCGCTGCCGTTGCTGCACCTGCAAAATTATTATTTAACTTAGTCTGCAACTCATTAAAACTCATAGCAGCTAACTCAGCTGTGGTCAGCCCAATATCATATTTTTTAAGAGCTTTAGTATTACCTATATATGCTTGAGATAAATCTTGCGCGGCTTCTGTGACATCAACTGAATTAGCAGCTGCCACATCTAAAGCTGTATTAAAAATCTCTATAGATTTTGCAGTTGACCCTGTTACTGTTAACAAAGCTTGGAAAGCCGGCGTAGCTTGGCCCCCAGTTACTCCATACAATTTGCCTATTTTGTTTATGTATTGGTCTATATTTTGTTGGTCAAAAGCCAGCCCTAGATTTTTTACAGTATTAGCAAGTGTTGCTGCCTCTTTTTGGGCACCGGTAAAGGAGTTAACAGCTGACTTACCAAAAGCTACAAAAGCTGCAGCGCTAAGGCTTACACCCAATACGCGGCCTAGACTCTTTACGCTACCCGTAAGTTTTTTGGTAGCTTTGTCAGCATCTAGAAAAGCCTTTTTACCTAAGAATTGACTGGCTATATTTACTACTAAATCGGTAGCCATTAGGCAGCTCTCCTTGTATGCTCATAAAACATTTTTGAGGCATTTTCTAACGCCTTAATAACGGCTGCATTAGCTCGCCCGTTATCCTCAGCCCAGGCTCTAAAGATTAAGCGGCCAGTTTGTTTGCGCCCTGGGCTACCCACTAAACCCTTAGGGCGGGCGTTTACTAGCTGGCCAGTACTGTTTAGGTTATCTATAAACTGTTTGCCAGCGTTAGGGTTAAGTGAATTGTTGTAACCTTTACGCTGAGAGTTATCCTTTTCTTGATAATACCTGATAGTAAAATCTCCTGGGCCGTCTCCTGTGCGATAAACAACACTTGCAGGTTTATAGTTTGGTTGACCCTGTGCATTTTTACGGCCTGCTGTCTCATAGATTGCACCGCCTGCAGACTTGTTAATAATGCGAGCTAAAGCTACAAAACCGTTTTTATTAGGCTTAGATGGTGAGGTTGAATAAGTAATGCCAGCCTTAGCTTGCATAGAGTTAAACTTAGGAAATGGACGATAAGCCAGGTTTTCTGCACCGGCTAGGTTTTTAGACCAGCCGGATAAGACTTGCCCGTCATTAGGAACGTAACCTCTAGCTACTGTAGTAACAGTTTTTAGAGCTGCCGCCATTTGTGACTGAGTTTCTTTAGATAAGTCAGGAGCAAAACGCTTAAGGGCTACGCGGAGCTGTACGGCCCCTTCTAGCTCTACTGGCATTTTGTTGCTCCTTAGCTCTATCGTTTATGACCTTTAACATATTCTTAAACATATACGTATCCAGGTCTAGTAAATACTGGGGCGCGATGCCCGTCTCTACGGCTAGCTGTGCAACCAGGTAACCAAAACTACCGCGCCCCACTATTGCGAAGGGTCATCGTCCAACACCTCGACCTTAGCTAAGGTGTCTAAAAATAACGCTCCAAAAACAGGTACTTCAAC